TTCGCGTGATTGCTTAAGCCACCATTTAATGGTGTCCCGATCAATGACCCCGCCAGCAGTTTCCAGATCGATAGTCTTACTAAATTCCGGTCCCATATCTCCGGTTTGCGGATCGAAAAATATTGCACCTATTGAGATAATCGGGGCATCAGGATTTTTTCCCATGGTTTCAAGGTCGATCATTAGATGGTCACACGTCCTGCTGGTGGATGTGATAACGTGATGACCGTTCATCGTAATTAAGGGATCTGCCGTCTCGCCAGTTTCACTATCGCTGGCGTGATCCTGAGCGCTACCAGCATTCTCCTTGTGTGGATGTTCAGCGCCTTCCATTTCCTTCGGATCATTTTCCTGAACTTCAACCTGATTCTCTTCATCGAATGTTTCCTGGTATGTTGCGTCACCCATCACCGCGCCACAATCAGGGCAGTTGCCGCCACCGCTTTGACCGCAGGCGGTGCAGACTTTTTCCACTTCCTGTTGCGCCACTGGTTCAGGCTGTTTCGTTTCTGGCTCGTTTTGTAACGCATTTGGGCTGTTTTGTTCCGCTTTTTGGTAGTTCCGTTCCGATTCATGCTGGTTCTGGTTTACAGAATCGCGGGTCTGGATCCCCTTAACCCATTTCGGATCATTCTGGTCGCTAATCCCTGCAACAAATTCTCCGCGAGAGGCAGCAAGCAACTTATCGGCGTCAGGCTGGCTGATATTGGCTGCCTGCATAATTTTGTTTACTTCGTCAGCTGTAACTTTTACCGGCTCTGGTTGTGCGGTCGTGTCAGATGCACCAGTATTTTGTTGTGAACCTGAGTACGTGCCGTTTTTACGTGCGAAGTATTCCTCTTTTGTGATTTCCGTAGCTCCCAAGGCCAGTGCTTTTTCCAGACCAGAAAGTTTGTTTGCGCGACCGTATTTTTCGCCATCCTTGTCGGTGAAGAGGAAGTAGAACGGCCCCTCACGCTCTACAGATGGTTCGACTTCCACTTTGCATTCGGTTTTTTCGTTGTCCGGAATTGCCGTTTCCACTGCATCAGTTTCTGGTACTGGCGACGAGAGAGTATCAGTTGCGCTCTGATTTCTTCCTTCATCTTCAAACACGCCCTTTGTAGTCAGGTATTCAGTAATGTATTTGTTCAGTGCCACAGGGTCTTTGTGAATGTCGATCGGACGTTCACGGACAAGGCCAAAAATAGTCTGGCGGTCGTAGCGAAGGGCATCAGGCTGTTTGCGCATTGATGCCGAGATACGCTTCCAGTCTTCGCGGTCGTTGTCGATAACTTCATTTTTTGCCCAGCGATGGATGCTGCCGTCAATGTTTCCGGCATCCACATCACCAGGCCAGAGAGCGTAGGCCAGTTCGTCATCCAGTGTTTTCCATGTCTGCTTGTATTCGCGATGAATGGCAGCAATGACCGGGCTGATTTTTCCTGTTGAATTTTCAGTGTTCTGTTGATTGGCTCTGGCGCGGGCGAGATCAACAACAGACGTGTATTTTCCGGTTTCCTTGCGTTCACCTTCGCGACGTTTTTTCCAGATGCGCATCTCTGCCTGAATTTCGGGCCATTTGGCACCAGGCTTACATTTATGCTTAACCCACCCGATGGCATGCAGCTTAAGCTCCGGATACATAGCGTTAACTTCTGGCATTTTCATCAACGCTTCAACGATATGGCCGTCGAATGTTGCCATGTCTTCCTGCAACAATTCCTGTGCGCTAATCACCATATCAACGGTGATGTTTTCACATGTGTCGAACTTAACCATGACAGCGTTCTGTACTTCAGGGGCCAGCTTGTCAAAAGTGACGTTCATCGGATCTGATTCAGTCTCAACCGGGACAAAGGAAGCAGACTCCTCATCCCAGCGGTTTTCCTGCATATATTCAGCATCCCAGGAATCGAGGGCAGGGCGGGGTATACCGGGTTTATCCTCGCAGACAAGAAATTTATAAGCGCAGTCCTGAGCAGCCGGATAATGTTCCAGGAATTGCCAGTGAAATTTTGCGCGGGCGCGACGTTCATCACCGGCTTCAATGGCAGTGGCTACAGCGACGCACCTTCTTCCTTTATTGCCTGTTCGTCCGGAATGGCGGCGCAAATAAAGACTTTACTCATTTTGTTTTAACCTCATTACAGATTTCAGGGTGAACGAATCCCTGCCATTGTGGCATTTTTAATCCGTTGGTATGGCGTTAATATGGCTGGCGGGTTATCCAGCCGGTATTTCGTTATTCAGGTTCAGCGATACTTTTTTTAACGGGAGGCATTCACCGGGGATTTTTTGTTCGTCCCTTACCTGAATGCAGGATGACTTACTGTCATAAATTCCGGTAATCACATTTTGTGGCTCACCCGTTATAAGAAAAACGGTCATCACCAGTGCAAATGCTGAAGTCACTGCTGTTCTCCGATAATACCAAGTTCAAGAAGGGCAATTCTGGAAAGTATGGAATTATCATTGAGAAGATAAGGTTCATATTTTCTCATCTTAATGGCATCTTCCGTAAACTCCCGGTTACTGAGCAGAACACCAATATCAAAACAACCTTCAGACGTATTAACGTTTGGTAATAACGTTTCCATTATCGCGTCCTCAACAATGAATTTTGTGATGCGGTGCCTGGTGCCTCCAGGTGACGTTAACCAGTTAACAATTAACGCCGGATACAGAGAATCCACCCATAACACTGTTTTTGGTTTTAACTGTTCCGCGTGCGCTCAGCCGCATTCACCACATCACAAAATTCACTTTAAAAAGGGCGGCAGAGCAGTCACGGAGTAAAACTGATACCGCCAAACGTCACCAGAAAATTGATAACAGAGGGCGTTGCCAGCGGGGTTGTCACTTAAGCGTATGGTCAACCTGACAACCCGGTGTCCTCAGCGGGGGAAGGAATAACCCCGCCATACTTACCGCCGCGCCATTTCGCGGATTGCCACAACCGGAAGCGCACGATCGAATTAAATTTAACGACGACCTATACAGAGAGACTAACTTCTCCGGGCGCTTTCGTGTTATGCCCTGACTTTTCAGGGATATATCCTTTTCAGTAAACTGTCAGTGCCGGATTCTTATCCGTGTCCGGCGCACGCACTCTACCTCACCTGTGAATAAATTAATGATTAATCGATATTTTGTTGTTTGATTCAACTTTCCCATCGGATGTGTGATGCTTTAAATCACAGGAATTAATACTGCTTGCTGTAAAATGATTTTCAAGGGGAGCTATTCGAATCCCTTTCTTTTTCATTAACAAGCCAAATCCTTTATTAATGATGTCCATTAATTCCAGAAAGTATTTTTCATGTAAATCCTGGTTATCAGAGAGCTGCTTCTCTTCGTACAGCCCGATAAAGGCTCGGCGTACGTTACCGGATATATTGTCGATGGTTTCTTTTTCTACGGTACTCAGGTCAAGAGTCGCCAGTTGGGAACGAACTATATTCGCTGCCATTTCCTGGAATTGCATTGGTAAATCTTTAAATTCCATTATTAGCCTCGTTGGTTAGCTATTAACGCGGGTATGTAATCATTCTGGCAATGCTTAATGCCGCTGCTTTTTCCAGATTAGTGATATCCTGCTCCAGAGCGGACAGATTTTCAGCCTGCTTAGCCCTGGCTTCATTGGCCCATTTCAGATCCTGCGCTGCATTAATTTTCTGGTGCATCCACTCATAAAGTTCATCATCGGTATAGTCTGGCGCGATGATGACGGGTTCTCGTTTCTGCATACTGATTCCTCGCGGTGCTGTTTCGCTTATCAGCCGTTAGATTTTGCCGAGCTGGAAAGCGCCTGTTTAAACTCACTGAAGCTGAGAGCTTCTTCGCCTTCGGCAAGGCCTTCGAAGTATTCTTCGTAAGCCTTTTCCATGATTGTGTCGAAATCCATATCACTCACCTGAGTTTCTTTCCAGCCAGCGACGGGCACCATTTTCGGTTTTAAACGTTTTGCTTTTGGTATACGTCATCGCGGTGAATGTGCCGTCCTGGTTGGGAAACACGCCGTACACCAGAGATTCATTGTTGCCAAGATCGATAGTATCCATGCTGACCTCATTTCCCCTTAACGCCGGGGTAGCGGAACTAAAAAACTGCTGCGCTGTTATATAAAGTGTTCCCGCCGTCATGTTCATACGCCTCGGGCTGGCTACTTAACCCCTGACCACTGCCGGGTAACTCGAAGTATTGCCTGGCGTTCTGTGGGGCGGGGTGGGTTGATGAATGAACAATACCACTACTATTTAATTATGTAAATAGCAGTGCTATTATCGTGGCAAGAAAAAAACCACCCGAAGGTGGTTGTTGACAGGAAGGATTAACAGGTTTTGTTTGGATACTGTCTTCGTGAGTGAACTACATTTACGATCTCGATGTTAGATGCTGTTACTCGGTAAAGTATTATGTAGTTAGGATGAGTCACTATCTCACGAAGACTTGGAACTCTTTCGCTCGGTGGGTACAGATAAGGGTGTTCAGTAAGTGACAAAACTGATGTTTCAATGCGTATTTTTAGTCTACGTGCAGCGGGAGGGTTTTCCTTAGCAATATAGGCTACGATCTGACGTAAATCATCACGTGCAGAAGGTAGCCATAAAATGGGCAGCATTACTCACTCCTGTTCGTTGCAGCTAATTGAGCAATAAGGTTTTCCATTTCAGCCATTACTTCGTCATGTGGAATTGCAGGACGGGGATCTGAGAGGCTTGCTGCCACTTTGGTTCGCAACCATTCGTTATAGCTGTTTTCTTGTTCGACTGTTTCAAATTCAGAAATTATCGGGGAAAGGGCTGTACTCATGTTTTTACCTCCTCAGATTAGGCGCGACGACCCTTTTGCGCAGCTAGCCATCGCGCAACGATTTCTTCAATTGATTCTTTTTTCTCCTTCATTTCCTTAAGCATTTTCTCTTTATCTTCTTTGGGGAAAGCCCTGAACGTCTGGAGCAAATCCCGCTCCATGGGGTCTATATTAAACGGAAGTTCGTTTTCCGATTGTTCCATATCTGCAGATATAGTGACAACATTGTCCTCCCCAGATTCTTGGGGATACATCCTTACAATTTGTAACAACTCGGCCATATCTGGTCTGATTGACTCGGGAGGAACTTGCAGCAACCCTGCGAACTTGATAACAGCCTCAAGATTTAAAGGTGTCTGACCATTTAGATAATGGCTTACAGCTCCCTGTGTCGAAAATCCCAGAATTTCTGCCGCACGCTCTTGGGTTAACCCTAGTTGATTTTTTTTCGCCGTCCAGATTTCTTTCAGTCTCTGGGCGGCTTGCAGGTCGATCTCTGACAGGGATTTTCTTTTCATACCTTCAATTCTAATAAGATTATTAATCTCTTTGAAATAGTGATGCTATTTACTTTTAAAAATAACAATGCTATTAATGATCGTGATGACATCACATGAGGTGAACAATGAATCTTGGAGAATATTTGCATCATTCCGGTATAACTCAGAAGCATTTTGCTGAAATTGTTGGGGTAACCCAAGGGATGGTAAGCCATGTCATTACCGGACGGGCGAAACTTACGGGGAAAAAAATTTTACGCTGGTGCGAAGCAACAGGCTGGATAGTAACTCCGCACGAGATTGATGGCAGTACTTATCCCAACCCAACCGACGGCTTACCTGTCGAGTATCAGGCTAACACACAACCAGAGGCGGGGGTGATTCATGAAAATCAAGCATGAACACATCCGCATGGCAATGAATGCCTGGGCGTATCCAGACGGTGAGAAAGTTCCAGCAGCTGAAATAGCCCGGACTTATTTCGAACTGGGGATGACGTTCCCGGAACTGTACGACGACAGCCATCCGGAAGCCCTGGCCCGTAATACCCAGAAAATTTTCCGCTGGGTAGAGAAAGACACCCCTGATGCAGTTGAAAAAATTCAGGCGTTGTTACCAGCGATCGAAAAGGCAATGCCACCTTTGCTGGTGGCCAGAATGCGCAGCCACAGTTCAGCTTATTTTCGGGAGCTGGTGGAGACGCGGGAGCGACTGGTGAGAGACGCTGATGATTTTGTCGCAGTGGCAATCGCCGGTTTCAATCAGATGAACCGTGGTGGCCCGGCAGGAAATGCTGTGGCAGTACATTGACTGACAATAGCCATATCGAATCGCTTCCGGCAACTCGTGAGTAAAAAGATTCGGTATCAGAAGAGGTGAGTATGGCTAACGCCTGGCTCAGATTATGGCATGACATGCCAAATGACCCTAAGTGGCGAACAATTGCCAGGGTGTCAGGGCAGCCAATTGCAACAGTGATGGCAGTGTATATCCACCTCCTGGTGAGCGCGTCACGAAATGTCACGCGAGGTCACATTGATGTCACGACAGAAGATTTGGCAAGTGCGCTCGACGTGACAGAAGAGGTAATTGATTCAATTTTGCAGACGATGCAGGGGCGGGTACTTGATGGTGATTTAATCACTGGATGGGAAAAACGCCAGGTGCTTAAAGAGGACAACGGCAATATTTCGCAAACCGCAAAATCTCCGGCAGAGCGCAAGAGGGCGCAGCGTGAGAGGGAAAGAAAGCGGGAACAAAATGGCGATTGTCACGGCGCGTCACGAAATGTCACGCACATGTCACGACAAGTCACGACAGATAAAGATACAGATACAGAATTAAACCCCACACATAACGCGCGCATGCGCGAGAGTGCTCCAACCGGTGAGTCGCATGGTGCGCCGTTGCAGACAGCCGAACCTGAATACCTGGACGGCCTGAGCGAACCGATCGGGAAATTTTCGATGACTACTGTCTGGCAGCTGTCGTCGGATTTTCGACAACGGGCAGCAGTGTGGGGTATGGCTCTGCCTGAGCCGGAATTTACACCTGCAGAGCTTGCCGCATTCCGGGATTACTGGATGGCGGAGGGGAAGGTTTTCACGCAGGTTCAGTGGGAGCAGAAATTTGCCCGCCACGTGCAGCACGTCAGGGCACAGGTAAAACCAGTCAGCAAGGGGGTAAGCCATGCAGCATCAGGTGGCACGGCATCACGGGCAGTTCAGGAAATCCGGGCAGCACGCGAACAGTGGGAACGTGACAACGGATTTATCAGCAACGGAAACGGCCTGGAAGCTGTGGGAGCTTATGGGGGAGGTGTATTCGAACCGCTGGACACAGAAGAACGGGGCCGCACCTTCGAAGCTCTGGATTGCCCAGATTGGCGCGATGACTGAACAGCAAATCCGGCTGGTCTGCCGTCAGTGCATGGACCGCTGCCGGGCGGGTGAAACGTGGCCCCCGGACCTGGCTGAGTTTGTTGCACTGATTTCGGAGAGTGGGGCAAATCCATTTGGTCTTACGGTGGATGCAGTGATGGAAGAGTACCGGCGCTGGCGCAATGAATCCTGGCGATACGACGGGAGTGATAAATACCCGTGGCCACAGCCTGTGCTGTACCACATCTGCCTCGAAATGCGTACCAGAGGGATTGAGCGCCAGATGACGCAGGGTGAGTTAAAACGACTTGCGGAACGGCAACTGACGAAATGGGCAAAGCATGTTGGTAACGGGATGAGTGTTCCGCCAGTGCGACGACAACTGGAAGGGGCGAAACACCCGCAAGGGCCAACGCCAATTGAACGGCTGAAACAGGAATACGAACGCCGGAAGGCAGCTGGTTTTATTTGAATCTGAGAAACGATTTTGTCGGAGGAAATATTAATGGAAACCGTATTTGACGCACTGAAAGCACTGAAAAAAGCCTCTTCACATGTGGTGGCAGCTCGCCTTGGAATCAGTCGTGAAGAGGCTGTCAACGAGCTGTGGGAACTCAAAAGAAATGGCGTCGTTGATAAAACTGGTCACACCTGGTTTCTGGCTGGCGAAGGTGAATCCCGGGTAACCGAAGAGCGGCCAGTAAAATCTGAAGCACAGGATATGCTGACCGGGGAGGTCGAACAAAAAGTTACCGCGGACATGATGATTGAGTTTATCTGTCAGGATGGGGCTAAAACGTGTGAGGAACTGGCGGATAAGTTCGGTGTTAGCATTCGCAAGGTTGCTTCCACGTTGGCGGTCGTAACAGCAACGGGGCGCCTGGCACGCGTAAATCAGAACGGTAAATTTCGTTACTGCATACCGGGCGCTGATTTACCGGCAGAGCCGGAAGCTGCATCCGTAGCGGAAACGGATGGTAAAGCCATTCCTCAGCCAGCAGGTATTGCGTTACCTGTCCGGGAAGCGGAAACACAGGAAGAAATAAAAACTGAAAGTGTGGCGGTCACAGTGCAGTCACAGCCGTCGTTCACCAGAAAACATCCGGATGGTCTGATTTTACCATCGCTGCATGTGGCTAACCGCGAGCTGCGCCGGGCAAAAGGTCAGGTTCAGAAGTGGGAGCGAGTCTGCGCCGCGCTGCGGGAGCTGTACAAGCACCGGGATATTGTTCGACAGATTGTCGATTCATCCGGTCGTATTGTGTCGGAAAAGTGATTGCCGGAGGCGCTTATGGCAAAAGTATTTACACCAGAAGAGCGGGAAGAAGTGAAGGCGCGCATTGTGGAATTCGTGCGCCTGAGCGGACGAGAAACTTTTCGACAACTGGCAGATAAAACGGGTGTCAGTAAGACCGCTATTCGTCGTTTATCTGGTGCGCTTGCGGCCAGTGGTGATGTCTGGCTCTGTGATTGCGGGGTATTTCCATCAGAGCAGGCGTATCGCGTATGGCGTAAGACACCGGAGAAGGCTGCTGACCCGACACTGATTCGAAAGTTACCAGACGGAGAAATACGCCGCTACGACAGGCGCCTGAATATAATCTGTCGCGAGTGCCGGAAGAGCGAAGCTATGCAGCGTGTACTGACATTTTATCAAGGAAATGTTAGGTATTTTAGACGTTACTAGATTAAAGAGCATTAGTTCAGATGTGAATTGACATTTTCATGGCGCAGGGTAGAGCCAGCGTGGTTGTCCGCTTTGCGTCAAAACCAGATATTACCAGATTTAGACATATATTCCCGATAGCCCTGCTCTGATGCTACACTCTGTGCTATTTTCATGACCCCAATAAAAATATTTATGACTATTGCTGATTTCAAACGGCCTAAATTGGAACTCCCAAACGGGGCAAACAAACTACTACTGCACTCTTGCTGTGCTCCATGTTCCGGTGAAGTGATGGAGGCGCTTCAGGCCTCGGGAATCGACTACACCATCTTTTTCTACAACCCGAACATTCATCCTCAGAAAGAGTATTTAATTCGTAAGGATGAAAATATTCGCTTTGCTGAACAACACGGCGTGCCGTTTATCGATGCTGATTACGACACCGACAACTGGTTTGAACGTGCCAAAGGAATGGAATGGGAGCCTGAGAGGGGGATCCGTTGTACCATGTGTTTTGACATGCGTTTTGAGCGGACAGCGTTGTACGCTGCTGAAAATGGTTTCAGTGTGATCAGCAGTTCACTGGGCATTTCACGCTGGAAAAATATGCAGCAGGTTAACGAGTGTGGGCGGCGAGCTGTTGCGCATTATCCGGGTATGGTGTACTGGGATTATAACTGGCGCAAGCAGGGCGGCTCGTCCCGTATGATTGAAATCAGCAAGCGCGAAAAATTCTATCAGCAGGAATATTGTGGCTGTGTGTATTCTCTGCGCGATACCAATCTACACCGCAAATCTCAGGGACGCCCTCTTATCAAAATTGGCCAACTCCACTACGGAAAAGAAGAGAAGGAGTGATTTTATGGATCACCTTTCTGATTGATTTCATATTGGCGAGGTGACGTGAGTTAAGTAGAATTGCTGCGGGTGCCTGAGGCTGTCTGCCTCAGGCATGAACACCAAAAGGCAGATAGAGAAAGCCCCAGTTAACATTACGCGTCCTGTAAGACGCTCAACATTAATCTGAGGCATATGGATGCGGATGAAAGAATTAAATAAATTCAGAGTGATAGACCTCTTTTGTGGGGCAGGTGGATTATCTTATGGTTTTCTTCATGGAGAGATGTCTGACTACTTTGAAAGTATCCTTGCTATTGATAATAATGCTGCAGCTATAAATACCTACAATGCCAATTTTGGTTTGCATGGAGTTCAGGCAAATATTGAGGAGTGGGCATCCAGCAATACTGTTCCTGAGGCTGATGTGGTCATAGGTGGCCCCCCGTGTCAGGGATTCAGTTTATTAAATAAGAATCGTTATGGTGATCACCGAAGAGCATTGTGGGAGCCTTATATGGATGTCATTGAGCGTTCAAGGGCTTGTATGTTCGTCATGGAAAATGTCCCCGGATTGCTGATAAGCGATGAGTTTGCGGACATTACGTTTAGAGCGAAATCCATGGGCTTTATTCTGCTTAATCCAATGGTGTTGAATACTGCTGACTATGGAGTACCTCAGACAAGAAAACGAACGATAGCAATCGGTATCAAACGAGAACTCTTCGATGTGCATAGTATTCCGGCGTTCCCGCCAGCACCAACGCATCGTTCCCCTGATAAGGATGTCGCTTTGCCTGAATGGGTCTGTACGCGTGATGCAATTGGTGACTTACCTGCTCCTGTTGGAACTGATATTCGTAATGAACTTCCTCCGCTGAACTTACATTTTGGGCGTAATCCCACACCTGTTTCTTTGGAGCGATATAAAGCGGTTCCACCAGGAGGTAACCGTTTCGATTTACAGAAAAAAAGACCTGATATAACCCCGGCGTGCTGGCTAAAAAAGAAATCTGGAGGGACCGATTTGTTTGGACGTCTGTGGTGGGACAGACCTTCAGTAACGATTCGTACTGAGTTTTTCAAACCGGAGAAAGGGCGATATTTACATCCGGAAGAGGATCGGCCAATAACTCATCGTGAGGCAGCGAGATTAATGTCTTTTCCTGATAATTTCATTTTTACCGGTTCAAAAACTGAGATTGCAAAGCAGATCGGGAATGCTGTTCCACCGCTATTTGCGGCAAAAATCGCACAATATGTGTATGGAGTTTTGCAGGGACGGTATAAGAATAACATCAGTAAGAATAGTCAAGCAGCCTGAAGGAAATCCAGAAATGAATGGAGATTTGGTTGACAGCATAGTTGGTTTTGCTGAAGCCAGAAAGGAGTTTCATGCCCAATTGTTACTGAATACGCTCACAATTAATACTGCCGGAGTTGTTAGTAACGCAGATAGCAGTAACAAAAACAGTAAAGCTATAGCAAGAGAAATTGCTCGCTTCTTGCAGGCTGAAACGATTGGTGAACGTGTTGCAGGGCAAACATCTGGTAATCAGTTTGAGAGTATCTGCGCAGAGTTTATAGAAAAAACCTTTTTTAAACTCAGCCACTTACGCCCTGGAAAATGGAATGTACATCAGGTTTCTGGTAGAAACAGATTAGAGATAGCTAAATATGAACAATATGCCCATCTTATAGCATTGGATAGTGCTGCAAAAAGTAATCCTCAGCTAGCTGCTGCACTGGGGAGTGATTATACGATTTCACCAGATATTATTGTTGAAAGAGAACCTGAATGTGATCAAGTTATCAACAGTCCTGAATTACTGGTGGATGATTCTGTTACCCGCATGTCAGCTCTCAGGAGTTCGAATGGTGGGAAACCAATATTACACGCAAGTATTTCCTGCAAATGGACAATAAGAAGCGACCGGGCCCAGAATGCTCGTTCTGAGGCATTAAATCTTATTCGCAACCGTAAGGGAAATCTCCCTCATGTAATGGTTGTTACTGCTGAGCCTACTCCAAGTCGTCTGGCGTCTATTGCTCTTGGTACTGGTGATATAGATTGCGTGTATCATTTTGCGCTTTATGAACTTATATCAGCAGTTGAAATACTGGGGCTCAGCGATGCAGCTGACATGCTTTCCGTGATGGTTAATGGTAAAAGATTAAAGGATATTTCTGATCTTCCCTTGGATCTTGCAGTCTGACATCTCTACGTAAATAGAGTCTGTCATATTTTAACTGTGATGGCACGTCATTGACTTCAGTACATTTTTACTAACCCGCTTCGCGGGTTTTGTTTTTTCCTGGCATTCTGGTTTACAATCCACACGCCAGCCTGAACAACTGGCACCTGCTGCGCCAGCAGAGACAACCGATGGCGCACGATACCAAATTACACAATTCTGATGATTCTGCCGTCTTTGCCAGCAGGCACGGGCGGCGTTCCCGCACTTTCAAATCTGACTGGTTCCAGCATCCCCCATGCACTGAAGAACAGGCCGAATGGCTGATTCATAACTACCGCAGACGTGGATATGAGTTTAGGAAAGCCCTCACCCTCGATTATCGTCACTGGATAATCTACGTCAGACTCCCTTATTCCGAACGCCCACCGCGTCCGTCCCGCACATTCCAGCAACGCATCTGGAGGTAACGTGCGGGTATTACTTCGACCTGTTCTGGTACCGGAACTCGGGCTGGTGATCGTTAAGCCGGGCCGTGAATCCATGCCGGTATTCCACAATACCCGGGTACTGGTGGAGCCGGAACCGAAAAGCATGCGTAATCTGCCGTCCGGGGTCGTTCCTGTCGTTCGCCAGCCGCTGGCGGAGGATAAATCATTACTGCCATTTTTCAGCGACGAACGAGTGATTCGTGCTGCTGGTGGCGCTGGCGCATTGTCTGACTGGTTACTGCGCCATGTTAAATCCTGCCAGTGGCCACACGGCGATTATCACCACAGTGAAACCGTCATTCACCGTTATGGTACCGGCGCAATGGTGTTGTGCTGGCACTGCGACAACCAGCTGCGCGACCAGACCTCCGAATCACTCGGGCAACTTGCTCACCAAAACCTGTCTGCATGGATGATTGACGTCATACGCCATGCAATGAATGGCTCGCAGGAACGGGAATTATCGCTGGCTGAATTATCCTGGTGGGCGGTCCGCAATCAGGTGGCGGACGCGCTACCGGAAGCGGTATTACGTCGTTCGCTGGGGTTGCGTGCGGAAAAAATCCGCTCAATGTACCGTGAAAGCGACATCGTACCGGGAGAGCAGACCGCCACCAGCATACTGAAGCAGCGCACAAAAAATCTTGCGCCGCTGCCTCACGCCCACCAGCAAAACCCGCCACAGGAAGAGACGGTGGTCAGCATTGCCGTTGATCCTGAGTCTCCGGAATCTTTCATGAAACGACCTAAACGTCGCCGCTGGGTTAACGAGAAATACACACGCTGGGTGAAGACACAGCCGTGTGCGTGTTGTGGTAAGCCAGCCGACGATCCCCATCACCTGATTGGTCATGGTCAGGGCGGAATGGGGACAAAATCTCACGATATTTTCACGCTACCGCTGTGTCGGGAGCATCACAACGAGCTTCATGCGGATCCTCTGGCGTTCGAAGAAAAGCATGGTTCTCAGGTTGATTTAATTTTTCGTTTTCTTGATCACGCCTTTGCAACTGGCGTGCTTGGGTAAAAGAGGTGACTGATGCTCATAGATTTGGTTTTACCTTACCCGCCGACGGTGAACACTTACTGGCGACGCCGTGGCAGCACATATTTTATCTCGGAGGAGGGAAAGCGTTATCGCCGGGCTGTGGCGCTTATTGTTCGCCAGCAGCGGCTGAAATTAAGCCTGTCCGGAAGGCTGGCGATAAAGGTGATTGCAGAGCCACCGGATAAGCGTCGTCGCGACCTGGACAATATCCTGAAAGCACCGCTGGATGCGCTGACGCATGCGGGAGTGTTAATGGACGATGAGCAGTTTGATGAAATCAATATCGTTCGTGGTCAGCCAGTATCTGGTGGACGTATGGGGGTGAAGATTTACCCCATAATGCATGAAGAGCAGGTCAAAAAATGAAACTGGAAGATTTACCGAAATACTACTCCCCAAAATCCCCTGGCCTGACCGATGTATCGGCCTCAACGTCAAAAGATGCGCTGAGTATCACTGATGTGATGGCCGCGCAGGGCATGACACAGAATCGGGCTGAGATGGGGTTTTCTGCGTTCCTGGGGAAAATGGGCATCAGTATGAATGACAGGGCGCGGGCAACAGAATTACTGGCAGATTATGCACTCAGTCGGTGCGATCGTGTGGCGGCGTTGAGAAAACTTCCGGCAGAAATAAAACCGGTAGTGATGCGCATTATGGCTTCGTATGCGTTTGAAGATTATGCCCGTAGCGCGGCGAGCAAAAAACAGTGCCCCTGCTGTCACGGAAAAAAATTTATTGAAAGCGAGGTTTTTACAAACAAGATCCAGTATCCGGATGGTAAGCCACCAGTGTGGGCAAAGTGCACAAAAGGCGTGTATCCGTCTTACTGGGAAGAATGGAAAAAAGTCAGGGAGGTGGTAAAAGTTGCCTGTCCGGAGTGTGGCGGAAAGGGTGAGGTTTCCACCGCCTGTAAGGATTGCCGTGGGCGTGGTGTCGCCATTCATCGTGAAGAGTCGGTAAAACGTGGTATGCCTGTTATCAGAGACTGCCAGCGTTGTGGTGGTCGTGGCTGTGAAAGACTACCATCAACGGAGGCATTTAATGCCATACGCAAAGTGACGAGTGCTATCACGCTTGATACGTGGAAAAAATCAGTGAAACGCTTTTACGATACGTTGGTGGTTCGGTTTGACATTGAAGAGGCATGGGCGGAGCGGCAGTTAAAGAGGGTAACGCGATAGTGTTGTTGATTTTTCCCGAATCTGTGGTAAATTTGCTCTAACGATGGGCGTTTTATGCCTGACGTTAGAAGATTTTTTACACCCCGCCGCCTGGCGGGTTTTTTATGACTGAAATCGCGTCAGTACAGTAAACGCGCTGGTGGCGGTGAATACCTGTCTTTCAGCTTGCTGGCTTTTTCGACAAGAGTTATTGGTGTGTCACGTTAACCGGAAAAGGGAAAAAGACATGCTAAAACAGCAGGATATGACAGAAACCGCCAGAGTGGTGTTTAATGAATTAAGCGTTACCGAACCGGCGACAGTCGGGGAGATAGCGCAGAATACTTACCTTTCACGCGAACGCTGCCAGTTAATACTGACCCAGCTGGTTATGGCGGGTCTGGCAGACTATCAGTTCGGTTGTTACAGACGCCTTCCGCAGTGAAGGCTTTTTTATTTGTGGTAAATGGGCGGCTGGTGGGTGTTAGGGGCACCCACCAGCCATCTGCTCATGCGTTGGGTTCACAAGCAAACCTCAGGCCCACTGCTTTGCGCAAAAGCAGAATGAGCCTATCAGAGACAGGCTTAATGATCCATGCTTAATACTGTAAAAATATCCAGTTGTGAGTTAATCAACGCCGACTGCCTGGAATTTATCCGGTCGTTACCCGAAAATTCTGTTGACCTGATAGTCACGGACCCGCCGTACTTTAAAGTGAAGCCTGAGGGCTGGGATAACCAGTGGAAGGGCGACGATGATTACCTGAAGTGGCTGGACCAGTGTCTGGCGCAGTTCTGGCGGGTGCTGAAACCTGCCGGAAGTCTTTACCTGTTCTGTGGTCATCGCCTGGCATCTGATATCGAAATCATGATGCGTGAACGCTTCAGTGTGCTGAACCATATTATCTGGGCGAAGCCGTCCGGACGCTGGAACGGATGCAACAAGGAAAGCCTGCGGGCGTATTTCCCCGCCACAGAGCGCATTCTGTTCGCGGAACATTATCAGGGGCCGTATCGTCCGAAAGATGCCGGGTATGCGGCGAAGGGCAGTGCACTGAAACAGCATGTGATGGCCCCGCTGATTTCTTACTTTCGTGATGCGCGCGCGGCCCTGGGGATAACGGCAAAACAGATTGCAGATGCCACAGGAAAGAAAAACATGGTGTCGCACTGGTTCAGTGCCAGTCAGTGGCAGCTACCGAACGAAAGCGATTATCTGAAATTACAGTCGCTGTTTGCCCGGGTGGCAGAAGAGAAACATCAGCGCGGTGAACTGGAAAAGCCCCACCACCAGCTGGTGGATACGTATACGTCACTGAACCGGCAGTATGTGGAGCTGCAGAGTGAATATAAGCATCTGCGGCGGTATTTTGGTGTGACGGCGCAGGTGCCGTACACGGATGTGTGGACACATAAACCGGTGCAGTTCTATCCCGGGAAACATCCGTGCGAAAAACCGGCAGAAATGCTGCAGCAGATAATCAGCGCAAGCAGTCGTCCGGGTGACCTGGTTGCAGATTTTTTTATGGGCTCAGGTTCAACGGTAAAAGCTGCACTGGCGCTCGGGCGTCGTGCGATTGGCGTTGAACTGGAGACCGGACGTTTTGAGCAGACAGTCAGGGAAGTTCAGGATTTAATCGTTTGAAACGGATGAGATTGCAGAATTAATTACGCACCATTATTATTCTGCTTCCGGCCCTTTAGCTCAGTGGTGAGAGCGAGCGACTCATAATCGCCAGGTCGCTGGTTCAAATCCAGCAAGGGCCACCATCACAAACCGCCATTAGCTTATCAGGAAGAGCAGACGACACGATAACAGGGTTGTTGGTGCGGGGGCGGGTCCCCGATGGCGGTCCATTATCGGTATTCAGCGTTGTTAGCTCAGCCGGACAGAGCAATTGCCTTCTAAGCAATCGGTCACTGGTTCGAATCCAGTACAGCGCGCCATATTCATTCTTCCAGATTCCTTTCGGCAGAGCCTTATACTGAAATATACCTGGCTCAGGATATTGTTGAAAATATTATATGTTTGTCAAAAATAAAAGTTCTGTTAAGTGTTGATTGAGTGTTTGGGTGATGCTGCCAACTTACTGATTTAGTGTATGATGGTGTTTTTGAGGTGCTCCAGTGGCTTCTGTTTCTATCAGCTGTCCCTCCTGTTCAGCTACTGACGGGGTGGTGCGTAACGGCAAAAGCACCGCCGGACATCAGCGCTATCTCTGCTCTCACTGCCGTAAAACATGGCAACTGCAGTTCACTTACACCGCTTCTCAACCCGGTACGCACCAGAAAATCATTGATATGGCCATGAATGGCGTTGGATGCCGGGCAACCGCCCGCATTATGGGCGTTGGCCTCAACACGATTTTCCGCCATTTAAAAAACTCAGGCCGCAGTCGGTAACCTCGCGCATACAGCCGGGCAGTGACGTCATCGTCTGCGCGGAAATGGACGAACAGTGGGGCTATGTCGGGGCTAAATCGCGCCAGCGCTGGCTGTTTTACGCGTATGACAGTCTCCGGAAGACGGTTGTTGCGCACGTATTCGGTGAACGCACTATGGCGACGCTGGGGCGTCTTATGAGCCTGCTGTCACCCTTTGACGTGGTGATATGGATGACGGATGGCTGGCCGCTGTATGAATCCCGCCTGAAGGGAAAGCTGCACGTAATCAGCAAGCGATATACGCAGCGAATTGAGCGGCATAACCTGAATCTGAGGCAGCACCTGGCACGGCTGGGACGGAAGTCGCTGTCGTTCTCAAAATCGGTGGAGCTGCATGACAAAGTCATCGGGCATTATCTGAACATAAAACACTATCAATAA